TTGCAATGGCAAATATCGGAAATGATATGTCACCTGTAACAAGAAAGAAAGCTAAAAAAATCTTAGTAACTACAGTTGTCGTAGGACAAATAGTAGCACTTAGAAGGAGGTTCGGCAAATGAAATTAATTAAAGGTTTATTGTCAGACCTAGCCAATCAGATTTGGACTTTCGTTGGTCTATTCTCTGCATGGTTAGTTTTGACGGGATCTGCAAAGACAGTTGTTGGAGATGCAATTCTTATCTCCATCTTCTTATGGATTGCAACATTTAGATTAAGAAATCCAAAGGGAAAGGAGTAATCATATGTCTCAATTAGAACCAACATATGCTTTAAATAAAATTAAAGCCGAAGCTGCAGATATAGCAGCAAAGCCATTAACACCTGCAGATATTCCACAACAAGTTGGCAGTGGTATAATAGCAAGTATTAATAATATTCTTATGAGAATATTAGCAGTATTTGCAGCAACTGGTCTTTCAATCATAGGAGCAGGTTCCATATTTGGAATTAAAACTTTAACAGCTGTTTTTATGGCGGGAACTTTAGGTGTAGCAAAAGTTATTGAAGGTCTAGCACGTGGATTCATGGATGACGGTAAACTTACCATAGATGAAATCAACGCAGCATTTACCTCAGTTGACAATAAAACTTCATTAGGAGATTAATGTTACATAAAATATCTAAATATCTTAAAAAACATCCCTCACGAGTATCTGGGTATATTTCTGCTTTAATTATTTATTTAAATAAAAGCTTTCCTAATATACCCATAGATATAATTATTCCAACAGTAATGTTTGTCATCGGTATGGGAGAATCTGTACAAAGGGTAGAAAATAAAAAAACGCTTAAAGCTCTTTATACAGAAAATAACCCAGACACCCCAGATGATGAAATATTGGCTGGATTATAGTAAATAGGGTATAATTGTGATATGATATTTACAGGCGGAGACGGATGGTCAATAGAGTTTGGTACCCCAGACTGTCAACACGGATACGCTATTTTAAAGTCTGGGACGGGGCAATCAATAGGTTGCTACCTTACTAAGGCGGAAGCAGAAGAGGCTCTCAAAGGCCTAGATAACCCCAAAATAGACCTACTCAGCGATGAGGTTAGGACAACTAAAACCCCAGAGGAATATAAGGAGAATAACGTGGTAAACAAGTGTATGACATGCGGATGTGATGATTTAGGAAATGATCATCATTATATTTCTGATGAAGAAAAGTGTTTAAGTTGCATGACCAAGGGTCAAGGTCCTTGCTGGGATGGCTATGAGTATGCAGGTACAAAAGAAAAGAACGGTAAAACTGTTCCAAACTGCATTCCTAAAGAAGTAAAGAAATCAGATTCTGGCTATAAGCCAAATGCAGGTATGAAGGCTGCAGCACACAAAGCAATTAAATGGAAAGAAGATGGAAAGGCAACTGGAGCTGGTACAGCTGTAGGTTGGGGCAGAGCCCGTCAAATTGTTAACGGAGAGTCTTTAAGTCTTGATACTGTAAAGCGTATGTACTCATTCTTCTCACGCCATGAAGTTGACAAGCAGGGTAAAGAGTGGGATAAGCCTTCACATGGTAAAGTTATGTGGTACGCATGGGGCGGAGATGCAGGATTTGCATGGTCTCGTGCAATTGTTGAAAGAGAAAATAAGATGGAAAAGGGCGAATCAATTTGGTCTGGTGTATTTGTTCCGTCTAATAAAGGTCAAATGGGTCCTGATTTTAATTCACAGGATCAAGATGCAAGATACTATTTCCCGTCAAGAGCGACATATGAAAATGATGGCAAGCCATCTGCGGGGTACGGAAACAGATCTTCCAATAACACAACTATTTGACAATAACTCTAACAGTTTGATATAATGTATATACAGGTTGCCTATGGGGGCCTGAATTTAAATAACTCGCTTAAAAGGAGCAAATTATGACAAACAACCTATGGGATCTTTTTAATGATCCCTTTTTTATTGGCTACAATCGCCAAATAGCACAGATGAATCAAGTTCATCAAAACGCAATTAATCAATCATACCCACCATTTAACATCATTAAAATTGATGATGATAACTTCTGTATTGATATAGCGGTGGCGGGATTCTCAAAAGATGACCTATCCGTATCTGTAGAAGATCAAACTCTTACTGTAAAAGGAGATATCGAAACAGATAAAGAAGATAAGTTTATTCATAAGGGGATTGCAACACGTAAATTTACCCGCACATTTTCATTAGCTGAATATATCGAAGTTAAGAGTGCAGAAGTTGAAAATGGAATGCTTTGTATTATGCTTGAAAGAGAAGTACCAGAAGCAAAAAAACCAAAGCAAATCAAAATCAAATAGTTGACATGATAAATAACCACCTAGTATAATATAAATAGTACGGTAAGCAACACTTTCTTAGGATGTTATAGTTACATATTACATACTCGGCTAAAGCGTTTGTGGTGTAAGAGACCTCAACGCCTGTGCAGATGGATTTGCTTACCGTACCTTTTTTGGGGAATAGCTCAGTTGGCAGAGCGGGGCACTGTTAATGCCTAGGTCACAGGTTCGAGCCCTGTTTTCCCAGCGGAATGTGGCTGGCTGGTGGTCAGATGGTGGCTTATATCCTCCCTAGAGTTGCGTTCAATTCGCAAACATTCTACCAAGGAACAGTAGCTTAGTTGGTCAAAGCCCCGAACTCATAATTCGGTAATCGTCAGTTCAAGTCTGACCTGTTCCACTAAGATCTCATAGATCAATTGGTTAGATCGCTACCCTGTCACGGTAGAGGTTGCGGGTTCAAGTCCCGTTGAGATCGCAAGGCGTGAGCCTTCTTATATAAGGAGTAATATGAAAACAGTAGGAGATAAGTTAGGAAACTTTAATGTTGTTGGCGTAAGGCCAGGAGCATTAAATTATGATGATTCTTCTTTTGAGAATTTGAATCAAGATTCTTTCCCTAAAAAGTGGAAAATTATTGTATTCTATCCAAAAGATTTTACATTCGTATGCCCAACAGAAATTGTTGCATACGATAAATTAGTTAATGATTTTAAAGACCGTGATGCAGTACTTATGACGGGTTCAGTTGATAACGAGTTCTGCAAGGTTGCATGGCGTAACAATCATGGGGATCTTGCTAAAACAAATTCATGGTCATTTGCTGATTCAGCCCGTGAACTTTCATCGGATTTAGGTATCATTACCCCGCAAGGAGTCGCACTTCGTGCAACATTTATTGTTGACCCAGAGAATGTAATTCAGCACATTACAGTAAACAACTTAGATGTTGGTCGTAATGCAGATGAAGCACTACGTGTTTTGGATGCGCTTCAGACTGGTGAGCTTTGTGCTTGCAATCGTCCACTCGGAGGAGAAACTCTCTAATGTCTTGGGTTGATCAACTAAAAGATTCTTTGCCAGAGTATGCAAAAGATATTAAGTTGAACTTAGATGCTGTGGTCAATCGTTCTACGATTGACCCAGATCAAGTTACTTATTTAGCCATAGCTGCTGCTTTTGCAACGGGTAACGGAAAGCTTTTAGCATTTATTGCTGCAGGGGCTACAGATGAAGTAGAAAAAAATGCTGCTTTAACTGCTGGTGCTTTGATGGCTCAAAACAATGTATGGTATCCTTACGTTGAAATGGCGGATGATTCTGCTTTGTCTGGTTTACCAGCACAGTTAAGAATGAATGCTATTGCATCACACGGCGGTACAACAAAAGCCAAATTTGAAGCATATTCATTAGCCTCATCAATTATTGGTAAGTGTCATTTTTGCGTTAAAGCGCATTATGAAACTCTAAAGCAAGAGGGGTATACAGTAGAACAGTTGCGTGATATCGGAAGAATTGCAGCAACAATCAATGCTTTAAGTAAAATTCTTTCTGCATAATAGGTTTCCCTTCGTAGCTCAGAGGATAGAGCGAGGCTCTTCTAAGGCCTGCGTCGCACGTTCGAATCGTGCCGAGGGGGCTCAGCCCCAGTAATCCAGTGGTAGAGATAGTGGACTTAAAATCCATACAGCGTTGGTTCGAATCCAACTTGGGGTACTATCGTTGACAGAATTTTAAAACAATGTTAGGATTAAGCTATGAAAAAAGACCATAAAGATAAAATTATTGCACTTCATAAAGAAGGTAAATCTTACAGTGAAATTCAAAAAATTCTTGGGTGTGCAAGAAGTACAATATCTTATCATTTAAGTGAAAAAACAAAAGAAAAATCAAAAACAACAACTGGTAGACTTAGAACTAAAATTATGGAATATGTTCAAGAATACAAAGAATCTGCTGGCTGCGCTGACTGTAAAGAAAAATATCCATATTATATGTTAGATTTAGATCATATTAGAGATAAAGAATTTGGAATTAATAGATTTAGATCTCATACAAATAGTCTTGAAAAAGTTAAAGAAGAAATGGCTAAATGTGAAGTAGTTTGCGCTAATTGCCATAGGATTAGAACGCATAATAGAAGAAATAAAATTTAAATGTAAAGTCCCTATAGCTCAGTTGGTAGAGCAGTTGCCTTTTAAGCAACGGGTCGCAGGATCGAGGCCTGCTGGGGACACTAAAACTTGTAACTACTAACATAAAAGGATATACTATGAGTATGACTATGACACAAGAAAAAGCAGATCGTGTATTAAAAGTAATTGATAGATGTGATGCATGTGGGTCACAAGCTTTTGTAATGGTTAGATTAATTAGCGGGGAGTTGATGTTTTGTGGACATCATTACGTTAAGAATCAAGATAAGTTAAACAATCAAGCATATGAAATTATTGATGAGAGAGAATATATCAACAACAAGCCCTCTCAATCTAGCAATTAATGATATAATAGGAGAATCATGCCAAGCAATACTGAGAAAATTAAAAAAGCACTAGAAATTAGACAGAAAAACCATAAGGGTCCAGGTGGCAAATTGCCAGGATCTATGAATAAAAAAAAGACTGGATACGCAAAAACAAAGTGAAAAATAAGCTAATTTTACTTAAAACCATAAGCTGGTATTTATTCCATTTTTCAATGGTGTCAATTCTTGGTACAATTATTACTAGTGACTGGACAGTAGGATTAAAATTGGCTTCCGCCGAAATGTTATTTGAAACAGCACTTTATTACTGGCACGAGCATTTATGGATTTGGATTAAGGAGAAATTAAAATGGATTTAGTAGAGGCATTAAAGAAATTACAAGCAGATATAGTAACTGCTTATTTTCAAATTCATGGATACCACTGGAATGTTGAGGGTATGCTTTTCCCAGAAATGCATTTTAAATTCTTAGAAATTTATGAAGATGTATATGAATCTATTGATGATGTTTCAGAAATGCTACGTAAACTTAATACTCCCGCTCCACACATGCTAGAGCAATTTATTGAAAACAGAAATATATCATCAATTTATTTTGGAAACAATCCATTAGATCAAATTGAAAGCTTTTTAATGTCTAATGAAATATTAATTAATGATCTTCGTGTCGCACATGCTTCTGCGGAGGTTGCGGGACAAATTGGTATTGCTAGCGATTTAGAAATTAGAGAATCAGCGCATCAAAAATGGAATTGGCAGCTCAGTTCTACAATAAAAAAAACAATAGCTTAGGAAAAGCAAATGTTACTTTTAATTGGCGATAGCCATATCATAAGATTAAGAAGAACTTTATCTTATGATATACCAGTAAAGGAGTGTTACTGGGGTTTAGATTTAAAAAATAATAAAAAATCTAGATGTGATTATGAGCATTTGCTTGAAGGGGCAGATCTACCTAATAAAGTATATTTTTCTGCACATAAAGGCAGGCATGCTTGGGGTAGCGAAAAAATAATTAACGAACTATATCCATGTATAAAAGAAGTAGTTAAACAAGACACCACCATACTTCCATTTTTTGGATATATAGATTCTAAAATTCAATTAGTAAAATATAAAAATCCAAAAGAAGCAGTAATTAAATATATAAATGGATTTATTAAATCTTTTCCAGATAATAAAATTAGATTCATTGAGCCAATCCCTCAGTTTATAAATAATATTGGTACTGGTCCAGATATATATGATTTTAAAGATAGATATCCTATGCATAAAGAATTTGTTTATCATTTAAGAAAACAATGTGAAGAATTAGGGTTAGAGCCTCCGATCAGTCCAGAAAAAATACTTGGTGTTGATAAATTTGATGAATCTTATGAATGTCATGAATGCGATTATTGTTTGATGCCAGAAAGTGTTGGAATAAAATGGGATCATTTAAAAAATAAATTTAATAAAAAAATACTTGACGCAATATTATCTGAAGTGTTATAATATACCTATAACTACTAGAGAAAAGAATATAATGAAAAAGCTAATTACAATTTTGGCTGTATTGTTTGCTGCCATTTCAGTCCCAGTCCACGCTGCCACACCAAAGGTTTTAGTAATTATTGATAATGGTGTTGATATTCAGCACCCAGCAATTAAAAATAATATTATTTATGAAGTATGTGTATCTGGATATAATGGTTGCCCTAATAAACAAAACTTTATGGAGGGAACTGGAGCAGCAACAGTAACCCCAGCAATGTATACAAATGCATCATGGAATCATGGAACAGAGGTTGCATCCGCTGCAACACAAACTGATTCAAGCGTAAAAATTATTGAAATTCGTTGTGCTTCATTAATCGGAACAAATGGCTATATCGGATGCAATCCTGATATGTTGACAACAGCGTTAAACTGGGTATATCTAAATAAAGATAAATTTAATATTGGCGCAGTTGTTTCACCATTAGGTTCATTGTCACCATCTTGCAATATTGCAGCAGGATATGCAACTCCGATTAACAAGTTGACGGCATTGGGAATTGCTGTAATCTTCCCAACTGGTAATGACTTTAACTATACTAACATTGATAATCCAGCATGTCTGCCAGGAGTGCTAGCAATTAGTTCAATAGATGATAGAGGTCGCCTTGCACTCTATGCCAACTATTCTTCTAGAGTAGATTTTGCTTCTCCAGGAAGTCTAACTGTAGCAGTTCCAGGCAATCAGTATAAATCAGACTACGGCACATCCTTATCCGTAGCAACTTTTGGGACGGGATGGCTTAAGATTCTTAATGCTAAAAACCTATCTTATGCAAACGAGTATGCCCTAATTAAATCTACTGGAACAAATTATACAAATATTATGGTAAAACAGAATGTGCTTGCTATTAATATTGCAAAGGCTGTACAATAATATTATGTTTGATAAAAGCGATGATGAAATTATTGGATGGCTTGAAGAGAAAAAAGCCTTAATTTGGGATGGTATGGACGAATTTGGAGAGGCCATCTTTAAGTTCGATTTAGAAAAGCTAAAGGTAGTCATGCCAGAGCTTTATACAGAAATCATGGCAGACATTGATAGCGATTTGATGGTCCTTTATCAAGAGGGATTTGTTGAAATTGACTATGATGAAGACCTAAACGCAAGGTTTAAAGCCACAGAAAAAGGTATAAGGTGGATGGAAGATAACGATTTAGATTTTCCATTCCCAAATTAATCATTTATACGATATAATATAAACACAATCACTATGGAGGTGAAATATGGATAACAATCAGCAGACCCCATCTCAGGCAGCAGGCAAGCCAGAGGTAACAGCAGCAACAGCTCCAGATCACGGTGCTTCAGCTTCAGTAACAAATCTTGGAGTTAACGAGCCAAAGACAATGGCAGGAGCTTCAGTTCAGAGCCCACTTACAGGCGCAAACGAGTCAATGACTACAGGTGCAGCATTCGGTGGCCCAATCGTATCAACAGAGCAGGGTAGCGTAAACAACGCAACACGCCCAACAGCTAACTAATTTAAGGGGGAATAATGGAGAGCGTCTACGATAAAGTAGTAAAATTAACTGCAGAAATTTTAAAGTCGTGGAAGCCAGACCCTGGCGTTGTTTCTCCATTTTCCTCATCAAGCAGTCAGCATCAAGAGGTTAGCGATAACCATTTAGAACATTATGTTAAGCAACATGTGGTATCAGAAAATGTAGATATTGCATCAATGTTTAGCTCAAATTTATTTACGAATGGCGGTGAAACAAAAATGACAGAAAAGACACTAGATGTTAACGCATCAACAACAACAGAGAATTCCTATTCAAACCCTGGTACAGCAACAACTGAGCCAGATGCACAGAGTGCAATAGCAATTACAAAATCAGCAGAGATTCCTACAACTCATGTAGGTACAACTGCAAATACAACAGAGGAAGCTCCTTCTAAGGGCGAGACAACAGAACCTATGGAGAAGGCAGCAGATTGCCCAGATTGTGGCAAGCCTATGACTATGTGCATGTGCGATGGTATGTCCAAAGCAGCAGCAGAGAAGTGCCCACATTGTGGTCAATCAATGCCGATGGAAAAGACAGTAGATGGTGCTCCAGTAGTATCAGCAGAAACTGCTCCGAACCATGAAGCAGCAGGATTTGATATCATTGCTAAGGCAGCAGACGAAGAAGAGTCTGCAGAAGAAGAGGCTTCAGAATCTAAGGAAGATGAAGCAAAAGAGATGAAGAAATCTGTTTGGGGCGGAGCATTCGCACCAAGAATTAACGGTAAACTTTAATCTTATTTAAAACTATATAACAGCGGGGATTAAAACCTCCGCTGTTTTATTTCTAAAGGAGAAAAATGAAAGTTGGAATATTTGGCAGTAAAGACTGGACAGGCTACTCAGATCTTATACGCAATATGACCGTATTCATTCAAGAAGCGCATGAGCTAGGTCATGATAACATTTTATTAGTTCATACTGGGCTAAAGGGTGCAGAAAATATGATCACAGAATATGTAGGAAAAACTGAAAAGTTTTTAAAACAAAAAAATTTTAAATTAAAAGAAGAATTGCATCGTGGAAAGTCTCCAGTCATAAATGATATGGCTGTAATTGAATCGGGCTTAGAATATGCAATTATATTTTCAACGGGCTGTGCTAGAACAAAATCTTCAATGAAGGTATTAAAAGAATATGAAATACCATATCTTCTAGTAGAAAGTGCTTGACAGATAATGAAGAATAATGATATAATAGAAATTAAATCCCAGCTTACTCAGATGGTAAGCCTTTTATCAGAAATAAAAGATCTGCTAAAAGAACAAAAAATTCAAAGAGAAAGTAAGTTGCCAAGACAAATATGAAAAATCTAGAAGAGCTAAATTATAAGCAAGCCCATGATTTTGTTGAATTAAACAAAAAGGCTGGATTTTATTGGGACGGGTACACAATTGTAAAATGGTCCCCAGGACATAATGGTTATACTCAAACCAATGGTATGTTTAAAAACAATAAATGGGGTTACGCAAACAAATACCCACTAACAAGTAAGGGTACATGGTTAATTCCATCTAAATATGTCAAGCATTCTTAAAGAATTAGGTATTGATGAAGAAGACCTAAAGTGGTATCATCTTGCTGCATGCAAAGGCATGAGAATTAATTGGTTTTATGATGATTACGAAAATGATAAGATTACGGCACAAACTGCTGATGAAGTATGTTTAAGTTGTCCAGTAATTAAACAATGTTACAAAGAGGGCGTTGCCATGAAAGAATTTGGCGTACGTGGGGGAATCTTTATGGATCTTGGTCGTGTAGATAAACAAAATAATGCACATAAGACTAAAGAGACTTGGGATACTCTAAAGAAAATTCATGGAAAAAATATTTTATAACGTATCTATGGCTAAAGCCATTAGAAAAGTTAAGATGCCTGTTAAAGATCTTAAAATGGATGTAAGAGCAAGGCCCAATTATCTAGCTTTAACTGTATACGAAGAAAACATAATGCAATACGAAATTGATAAGAGAGCAGATATCATGGAGTACTTGTTACTTTGTAGACAGTTAATTGAATCCTTTGGGGTTCGATGTGAAATAGAAGGAATAAAATATGTCCCTACACAGAAAAGTATTCTTAATTAAAGAAGGCGTTTATGCCGATTTAATTGCAGAGGGAGCTTATGCTTCTAGAGTTAGATATATATATGGTGGTGTTATGTACGATGTAGTTGTCGAAAACGATGATTATGAAATGCTTTATGATGATTGGGAGAACGAAGAATGAAATGTTATTCTTGTGGAAAACAAAAGAATGAATTGCATCCAAAGAAGTCAGAATTAATTGATGGTGTATCATCTCTTATGTGTCAATTATGTATTGATTCTAAGTTTGAGCCTAGGTGGGTAGTTGTACTTTGTGCAAGATCTAAGGGTCCAGATTCAGTTAGAGATTTTATAATTAAACGCAGATACATTGGCAAAGAAATTCTTGCTAACGAATTGATTGCATAGGAAAAAAAATGATTAAGATCACAAATGATATGGCAGAGGTAATATCTGCTAAAGATGCTGTAGTCTATTTTAGTGCTGAATGGTGTGGTCCTTGCAAGCAATTAAAGCCTCAAATGGCTAAAGCTGCTATGCAGGATGAATCTCGTGATTACTTCTTTGTTGATGTTGACAAGGTTGATCCAGATTATCTTAAGCAATACTCGATTCAAAGCATCCCCCAAGTATATAAAATTAATAAAGGTATTCTTGGAACAAAGATTACTGCAAAAAATTCAGATGAAATCATAGAACAGGTAAATGGATGACAAGCATTGTTGCTATTGTAAAAAACGGTAATGTAACTATTGGTGCTGATTCTCAGGTAACTGATGGAGCAAGACCGCATAAGCATGCTCAAATGGAAAAGATTACCAAGAATAATGGGTGGCTTATTGCAGGTAGTGGTGATTCTCAACCATGTGATATCCTACAGTATATATTTATTCCGCCAGTTCCTAATGCAAAAGAGCGAGAAGATCTTTACAAGTTTATGATAACTAAATTTGTTCCAGCCATGAAAGAAGTTTTAGAAGAAAATAACTGGAAAGAAGATCCAAACGATAAAGATGCTGGTTTCAATATGCTTTTTGCCTATAATGGAGAAGTGTTTGATATAGGTAATGATTTTAGTGTTTTGCTGAATAGCGACGGCATATATGGAGTGGGCAGCGGCTCACCATTCGCTATTGGTGCGTTGTACGCTGGAGCTAATGTAGAAAAAGCTCTAGAGATTGCTGCTAACAATGATGTTTACACATCTGGACCATTTCAGATTGTAAGGCAACAAAAAGCAAATAAGATAGTAAAGGCTAAATAATGTCAGATACAGAATTTTGGGATTGGTTTAATATCGGAGTTCAAAAAGGATGGGTAACTAATCCATTTTGTCAAACTCATGATGGAGGATACGATGTTATGACTGAAGAAGAAGTTAGAGAATGGGAAGATGGCGGAGACCCATGCATGACAGTAACTAGAATAAGTTATCTTGGATGAGCATAGATTATACTGGTATACCTTCTCCAGTGTGTCCTGTTTGCAGTAGTTCAAGATTTTTAACTTGGATCGTAGTTGATTCAAATGATTACGAAATTGGTATGTACGGGATAAACGGTGAATGTTTTGAATGTCATACAAAATACACTATAGGAACCCCTATGGATAGCCCAGACAAAATAGAAATGGATATGGAAGATGACGAATATTAATCCTTTAGGAAAGCTTTTGCTTGTCAAAGAAATAGAAACTACGGAATCAAAAACTGCTTCTGGTTTAGTTTTAACTGCTACTGCAACAGAGCAAGATCTTAAAAAAGGCACAGTAGTAAAGGTGGGACCAGGAGAAGTTAGTTCATTTAATGGAACTTTATATCCAGTTGACACAATTAAAGAGGGCATGGTAGTATATTATTCTCCAAACCATGCAACTGAGATTAAAGATGCACTTGGAGAAAAGTTTTACTTTGTTAATAGTGGTATACTATTTGGATATGAGGATAATAATGCATAAGGGTTTAGGTGCAAAAGCACAAGCAAGAGGTCATAAGCGTAAAGCAAAAGTTGTAGCAAGAAAAATAAAAAAAGATGAAAATACTGCATATTTAGTAAGATTAATGTTTAAGTATGGAATGGATTTAAAATTAAAAAGCAGACCAATTGCAGGTGAAAAATATCTTAAGGGATATTTAAATGCCTAAAAATGAATCAATCTTAGACGAAGCTAAAAGAATTGTGCATGGGGATCGTGGAGAAAATTATGGTCATCCTTTTGAGGATTTTTCTCGTACCGCTCAGATCTGGTCAGCAATTTTAGAAACAGAAGTTACTCCAGAAGATGTAGCATTGTGCATGGTTGGGCTTAAGATTAGCCGTGAAGTAAACCGTCCTAAGAGAGATAACATTGTAGATGGGGCTGGATATTTTGAAACATTACAAATGGTAAAAGAAGAGCGTAGAGCAAGAAGAATAAAAGGTTTAGTGCAAGGTGCACTAGAAGGATTATCTGATTAAAATTGGGAGCAGTAAAATTGATCAGAAAAAAAATATTTCAGGAAATATTAGATTTTTTAAATGAACATGATGACGATGCTCCATATACATTGTATTCTTTAAGAAAAAAAATTAAAGAAGAATTAGAAAAGGAATGAAATGGAAATCCCAATAAGCCCAAATGATTTAAATGAAGTAGTTTATAATGTTGCTCGTGATG